TATTACGAAAGAGCAGCAAGTGTATGCTCAGATAGTCAACTGTACAAGCAAGCAGGAAATGCTGTTACTGCAAATGTTGTATATGAAATAGCAAAAAGAATGGGCTAAAAGTTGCAAAATGTCTTTTAGTATGAATATTTTTGAAGTGTTTTGTAACTCTCAAAAATGAAAATAAGGGGTGGGATAAATGTATGAATATATATTAAGATGGCAAATAGGATTATCGTTAGAAAATAGAAAAATACATTATACATATGGAAGTAAAGAAGCTTTAAGAAAGAAAGCAAAGGCATTGGCTAAAGATGAAAATATAGTACTAATAACTATAGATAAGGTAGACGAAGTTATAAAAAATACTATAAGCGAGAAGATTATAGAACGCTTTAAAAATTTATAAGGGGTGAAATTATGATAATACACAAATTTATAATACATGTTTTAGATAAGAACAGCGATACACCAATACTAAATGATTTTGAAGGTAGAGTTAGTCAAGATATGGACCTATTTTTTCAAAAGAAAATAAGCAAAGTATCAAGAGATAATGACATCAGAACAGCAGTATTTAATGACTATAGTAACAATCTAATTAAGAAGTGTTGTGAACAAATTATTTATGATGAAAGTTCATTTTTAAATAACTCTAAAGAGATTGCAGCTTATTTATTTGATGTTATGAAATTGAATGCTACATTAAAATCTTGCGACTTAGCAATTTGCTTATACTCTCAAAAAGATGAAAAGAAAGTTGCTATATTAAAACTTGATTATAACAAGTCATATACTCATTCAATCGAGTTTAAAGATGATAAATTTAACATACAAATGTCTAAAAATGAAATTAATATACAAGAGACTAAGACAGTAAAAATTGCTGCTTTGGTTGGTTTGAGTGGAATGAATGACGAATATCATCTTAGGGTTTTAGACAAGGATGCAGAAAAGGAAGAAGCTAATTCTAAGTTTATTACAGAGTTTCTAAATGCTACTAAAGTGAAAGATGACAAGTACAAGACTAAGATGTTTAAAAGTACAGCCGAAAATTGGATAACTAATGCTCTTGGAAATGATATAAAACAGGCAGAAGATGTAAGAAGTATATTAAATTATACTTTGAAAGAAAAGCATGAAATTGATATAAATAATTTTGTTGATAAAACAATTAAAGATGATAAGTTAAAAGATAGCTTTAAAGAACATATGGAAGAAAAAGGTCTTGATAAAGGATTTAGTATAGATAAAAAATGGGTTGAGAAAAAGCTTAAAAAGAGAAATATAAAAACTGACAATGGCTTTGATATAAAAGGTAATCTGACTGATTTTGAGGACCCAATGAAATATACAGTAAGACAAAATCAAAATGGGTCTATAGATATAATTATTAAGAATGTAAAATTTTACGAAGAAAAGTAGGTGAGCATATGACTAATAAAGAAATGTGCAAGTCAAAGAATCTTGATGAAAGAGAAATATATAAGGAATTTGGGAAAGAGATTTGTGCTAGTTGCATAAGCGATAGGGTAGATTGCGAAAGTAAAGATTGTGATATAGCATATGAGAATTGGCTAGAGAAGGATGCTGAAAGATAATTATAAAAATAAAGTCAAGGTAAGTTTGTGAATGAAACTAGAATGTTATAGACTTACTTTGACTTATAGGAAGGAGGTGAGATTATGATTACTACTCAAATGTATAAGATAAATAATGAGATATTTCTAAATGATTTATGTTTAGAAGAAAATAAGGAAATGACCATATGGGTAGAAAAGAATAAAGATACACATGAATTTATATGGTTAAAAATAGCAAATGTAAATGGCAAGTTAGCTATATTTATACAAGATATTGAAAATGCAGTAATAAAAGAATGGCAAGGTCAAATAGCATATAAAAAAGTTATATATCAAATAGAATATGAACAAGTTGAAAAAGGTGAAATAGACTAAAACTTTTAAAGGGTGTGAGCTTATGATACATGAATTAAAAATATTACCTCAATATTTTAAAGAAGTTGTAAATGGGAACAAAAATTTTGAAGTTAGGAAGAATGATAGAGGTTTTAAAAAAGGCGACTTGTTGGTGTTGCAGGAATTTGATGGAGAAAAATACACAGGTCTTGAGATACGCAAAGAAATTATTTATTTACTTGATAATAGCAATTATCTGCAAGATGGGTATGTTGTTTTAGGAATAAAATAAATGTTTTGTGACTAGGAAGTGAGTTTATGAAACGAAGAAGATGCAGTTGGTGTGGCAAGCTGTTTTATCTTAAGGAAAAATCTAAGGAGATTTATTGTTGTAAGGACTGTAGAAAGAAGGCTAATAAGAAAAATAAATAGTGGAGGTATTAATATGCAAAAAGATGTTTGGTTATATAGCTGGGATAACAAATATTTAAGTAGTGATGAGTATGAAAGTAAAGAAGAAGCTATCCAAGCAGCTAAAGAAGAACTTAAAGAGTTTGGAAATTTTGGAGAAAGTATTTATGTTGGTAAAAAAGAGGAAGTTAGTATACCTAACATAGATATAGAAGAAGCATTAGAATGTATTCAAAAAAAGATTGATGATGAAGTTGGAGAGTGTGGGGAAGATTGGTTTGAAAATATATGTGTTGAAGATATGATAATACTTAGTAATAGGGTAAACGAAGTATTTGAAAAATGGATAGATGAATTTGGATATAAACCATATTGGTTTAAGCTTACAGATAAAGAAGAAATAGAACTAAATGAGGTAGCCAATGAAAGTTAATTTTACAATAGATGGAGAACCAAAGGCGAAAGCACGTCCTAGAATGAGTACAGCAAATGGTAAGGCTTATACACCTGACCAAACTATATTATATGAAAACTGGATTAGACTCATGTATAACTCTACAGTAAAGCATTTCTTTGAGGGTAATGTGAAAATGACAGTTATTTGTTACTTTGACATTACTAAAAAAGATAGAGAAGCACTACAGAAAAATAAGGTAAATACTAAAGCGTATAAGAATGCTATAGACAAGGTAGAAGGGTTAATAAGACCAAATAAGAAACCCGATTTAGACAATATAATTAAGTCTGTAGCTGACAGTTTAAATGGTATAGCTTATAAAGATGATTCTCAAATAGTAGAAGTAGTGAGTAAGAAATATTATAGTGACAGACCAAGAGTTGAGGTTGAACTGGAAGATGTTAGTTAAGGAGAATATTAAGGTTAATAATATGAAAAAATTTATTTATATAAATAGGCATAGAGTATATATAAGAAATTTATTTAAAATATCAGCTATATACAAAGAAAATCATTATATTAGAGAGTTTAAAAGTGAATGTTTATCTAATAATACTTTAAATGCAGTAATAGAATCTTCTGTAAGAATAGGATTTGGTAGTAAGTAAAAAGAAAAAAAGGAGCATTACTTCACGCTCCTACTTGTCAAAAATATAAAACTTTTATATGCAAATATTATTATAACATAAATAATTGATAGGAGTGTGTGAGTATGTCTAAAACTAAAAAAGAGTTTTTTAATGCAACTAAGAAACAACTTTCTAATTATAAACAATTAAGTACAAATATAATAAAACTAAAAAATGAAATACAAATGTTGAAAGATAATTCGGTTGGGGATTTAATGAAAGGGATAAGTTATGATAGTGTCAAAACAGGTAAAACAAACAAACTAGCAATATGATTGAGGATGCTATTGTTAATGTATCAGACTTAATAACAGAAAAAGAAATAGAGTTATATGAAGCAGAAATAATTAAATCTACAATAGATTTAGCCATAAGAAATTTAAAACCTATACACAGACAAATTATTGAACTTAAATATATAGATGGTCTAATGTGGCAAGAAATGGTTGATATAGTACATTTAGAAGAAAGACAATTAAGTGTAAGAGCTAGTCAAGCTATTAGCTCAATATCAATAGCACTGTTTGGGAAGAAAGCATTAATAGAGCAAGAACCACTTTTTGAATTGTTAGATTACAAACTAAATTAAAAAGTAAGAGTAATTTTGAGTGCTGAAAATGTGCAGGTTTTTTTGTTTTAGACATGAGATAATAGTATTGTGGAAATAAAGATTTCCCTCTCAAAACTTAATATTTGACTAGGGTTAAGGGATTGCCCTAGTCACTACGAACAGACTAGGCAGGGCGTGAGGACGCTGTTAGTTCAATTCTAACTATGTTCAAAACCTATTAATACACTATATTAAGTATTTGAATTGAGATTAAAATCTCATACAGTTTTGTATCTTAATTCAGAAATCTAAAAAATCGGGTGGGGCTTGGTAACCTCACTCACCATGTAGGTACTGGTGTCTAGTCTAAGTTCGATTCTTAGAACCTGCGACATAATATATGTACCTCCCCATTACAAAAGACTAAGCAAGGGCAAGCTTAGTCTTTTATTTTTAAAAAGGAGAATAAAAATATGGATGATTTAAGAGGAAAGATAATAAAAGAATTAGATGAATTTAATATAGATGCAGATAATGAATTTTTAAGTTATGGAGTTGAATATGTTGAGAGTTTTACAGGGAAAAGTGCTATTAGTGAAGAGTTATTAATAAGAGGAGTTGTACTCACTGCAAATTATATAGTAAACATGGAAAGTAAAGACTTAGACTAATTAATATCGTAAACAGTCAGTAAACATTAATATGCTATTATTTGTTTAGAAAATAAAACAAAGAAAAGGAGATAATAATTATGAAAAAACAATTTATGGCTCTAGGATTATCAGGATTAATTGGTTTAGGAGGTCTTGGATTACTTGTAAATAAATCATTTGCAGATACTTCTAATAGGCTTAAAGGAGATACAACAGTAGCTCAAGGGTTAGATAGAAATGCAACTGCTAAAGATGTTACAGAACAAGGAGATACAACAGTGGCTCAAGGGTTAGATAGAAATGCAACTATTAAAGATGTTGTAGTAAATAATGGAGAAAAAAGTGATACAACAGTAGCTCCAGGTTTGGATAAAAACGCAACTGCTAAAGATGTTGTAGAAAAATAATTTAGTTTTCATAGCTAACAAAAGGGTGGAATAAACTTCCGCTCTTTTGTTTTATTAATAAAAAATTACATATAGTGGATATGGAGAGTAAAGACTTAGATTAATTTCTAGGTCTTTTTTTTATACACTTTTTAATCCCTCATATTGAGGGGGCGAAAATAAGAATATTCAAACCGAATATTCTCTATTAATAACTAATTTAGGAGGTAGTAGTATGTTGAAAATTTTACAAGAGAAAAATGTAAGGATGATATGGTCCAAAAACGGAGAAGAAGTTTGGTTTAATGCAAATGATGTAGGAGAAGAATTAGGCATAGTAAATATTCATGACACATTAAGAAATATAGATAGGGAATACAAAAAGAAATTTAAGGATTCAGATGTCGGAGTTTCCTATAACCGAAATTTTAAAGTTAAGTTGAATAATCGTGGAGAAGTATTTGTTACAGAAGAAGCCGTATATAATATGTCATTTAGAAGTAATAAAGCAGAAGCAAAGTTATTTACAAAATGGGTTACACAAACACTTAAACAAATTAGAATACATGGTTATTACATTGCTACAGAAAAAGACCAAGAATGGCTGGAGATAAGAACAGAGGGCAAAAAAGTAAGAAAAGATTTTACGGATGAAATACAAGAGTTTGTTTATTATGCTACTAGTCAAGGAAGTAATAAACCTCAGATGTATTATAAACATTTTACTGAACTTGTAAGAAAAAAATTAGGTATACCAAAAGGTGTGAAAAGGGATGAATTAAATCAAAGTGAATTGTTTGATATACAAGCACTCGAAAGAATTATATCTATGAAATTACCTAAGCTAATAGATAAAGATATGAATTATAAAGAGGTATATAAAAAGATTAAAGAGTTAATAGAAATGATTTAAATGACTGTCTTGATGGATGGTCTTTTTTTATATAATAAATTAAATAAGTGTATTATTTAGAATTATTTTGTAGTTGTCGAATAGTTTTTGAAGGATATTGACCTTTGAAGTTGAATTATATACTTTATAAGGAGGTGACTATTATGTCTGATGGAAAAATATGTGTTTCTTGTCAAAGAACAATTGCAGATGTAGCTACAGAGCTTACAATAGCATATATGGAAAATGCTTCTTTAACTCCAGAAAAAATTGCTGAAATATATAAGTTATTTTATAAAAATGCAAATGAAGCGTTTAATGGTAAATTCTAAAAGATTAAGAACTCTAACCAGAGTTCTTTTTTTGTTCCCAAAACGACAAACAAACGAGGTGGTGGTATGAATGAAAAGGCAGATTTAGCCCATGAAGATTACTTAAAAGGGCTTAAGTACAAGGAAATAGCTGAAAAGCATAATGTAAGTTTATCAACTGTAAAATCATGGGCAACTAGATACTGGAAACAAAAAGGTTGCAACCAACCAAAAAAAGTTGCAACCAAAAAGAGAGGTGCTCCTATAGGCAATAAAAATGCCACTGGTCCTCCTGGAAATAAAAATGCTGAAAAGTTTGGTTTCTTTTCAAAATATCTACCCGAAGAAACCCAAGACTTAATTAATGAGATAAAGGATAAAGATAAATTTGATATTCTTTGGGAACAGATAACAATACAATATGCAGCAATAATAAGAGCACAAAAGATAATGTATGTTAAAGACAAGGAAGAAATGGTTAAAGAATTAAAGAAATATGAAAGCACAGAA